GGAACGATATGTTAACTGCGTCCTTTGGGTGATGCATAAGACCGATACACTCCATCATGTCCTCTTCCCTCATGTCGTCGTACAACTCAAAGGCATCCATATCACGTTGTGCTTCTTCCACTCTAAGACCCATATCTTCTGCTCCTCGGTATAAACATAGACTCAAACTCCGCAGCTAACAGCTTGACTGGCAAGGCAGAACTGCTCTTTACTTCAATCGTTGTGTCTTCTGGTTGTCCTTGTACTGCAAACTTAAAGTGTCCGTCTTGTGGTGTGAAACTGTTAAGTGTTAAGTTAGACCCAAGGATATCAGGGTTAAATGCATACGTGTATGTATCTCTAAACTTAGGTGTTACTTCTACGATAAAGTGTCCTGTGTCTGCATAGTTAAGACTACCACTACGGATTGTTTGATAGGTGTAATCAGATGCAGATCGTCCTCCCCGTTCCGTTGGTTGCTTCAATGTCTGATCGGAGAACCTGTACAACATATCGTACGGGAACCCTGCGTAGAAGTCTGTACTTGTTAAGTCATCACTCACTGTACCCTCTGTTGCAGACGTACGAGTGAAAGTGTACTTATGACCGTTTTTACTGTATACCTCAACACCTGTTGGATCATACGGGAAACCGCTGATTGTTGTAGTACCGCCACTATAGCTAGTTGTTAAAGCACTGCCGTCTATCCTACTGTCCAACAACAACGTATATCCGTTATCGTCTTGTAAGTCATTCTCCATCGGTAATACTTCTAAGTAGGTGGAGGTCGTATCGTTTGTCAGGATGTATAAATCTGATTCGATAAAGTCCAACCCAACAACGTCACGATTAAGTGTGAACTTCTGCCAAGCACTTTGTATCTTCTCTTTGTTCTGCCAGAAGTACTTATATATAAATATCTCTTTACGGTTCTGATTGTTTACCACTGCTAACACATTCTCCACAGCAGTACCTGCCATAGCGATAACATCAGACTTAACGTATGTTGGTACTTGTGCTGTTATTTCAGCAGCGTCAAAGATAGCAGTATCGTTGTCTATGTAGTATTCAGTCAGCCCGGTGTACGTGTTACGCTTGAATGGGAAGTATACGTAGTTGTTAAGAACAATCGGCTTGATACGTCCTGACGCATCGTACTCGGTAGCTGGTGTGATACTTACTGTCTTGGGTGTTAACAACTCCTGACCACGAAGAACGAACTGTGTGCCTTCTGAAAAGATTAACAACTTCTCTTGGAACGGGACTGCGTGTTTTAATATAGCTACTTTTGTGTGACTGACACCTACATCTATAGGAGCACTATCTAACAACGATAAGACGGTAGTCCTCCAAAAGTTAAAGTATTCATCTGCTTCACTAAATATAATACTGTTATCTGTTAGTAGTCCCAGTCTGTTCTTGAAAAAGAAGATGTCGTTTATCTTACTACCAACAAACGTAGGAGCAGGATTCGTGTCGTCATCACCAGCTAATCTGTTGCCCCAAGTCGTCGTGTCTAATGTCCAATTCTCAAACGTAGCATCATCAGGCTTCAGTTGTAACGGCATAGTTGTAGCGTTGATACTTACCTTTACACCGTATCCTGTGTCTTCTACCCATGTACCCTCGTCAAAATCCAAACCATTTTTAGTCTGAAACTTTACGTAGTAATCGTCTTGTACTAACTCAGTATCACCTTTTACCTTAACTCTAAAATTGTTATAGGCTTTAGCGGGTAAGTCTGTAATACTTGATACTTCTTTATATACTAAACCTATTCCTTGGTCAGCTAAACCATCTTTAACGGATATACTAAAGTCAGAAGCTCCCGTAATCTTAATGCAAGCATTCTGTACTTCTACGGTTTGAGAGACACCAGTTGTTGCTATTGTAGCTGTAGCTGTTGCTGCTCCACTACTAAATGTTATAGCGGGTGCTGATGTATAACCTCTACCACCATGAGTAACAACAATCTCAGTAACTACACCACCTGATAACAAAGCATATCCTTCAGCCTCATCCGTACCAGTAGCAGGATTAGCAAACGTAACGGTTGGCGGTGACGTATATCCACTTCCTCCGTTTGTTATTGCAACGGACGTTACTTGTCCACCTGTTCCTAAAGTCTGCCCTATCTGTCCAGCTATGTATTCAGTGTCTGCGTCTCGTCCCGTACCCGCACTATTATCCGTAGAGTCTCTAGCTGCGTTCTGACCATCTCCACTTTCGTAAATAAACTTCTGTCCGTCTATCTCTACGCTGTATTCTTTACTGTAGTCACCTAACTTAACAAACACTAACGCATGATACGGTAATTCAGGTGATGTCGTACTACCCAACGATACCGTCTGTTCTTTGTTAGCTATAAATGTGTAATCAGCAACGGTTAACGCTTTGACGTCTTCTCGTGGGTTGCTGATGTTATTGAGGTAAGCCTGTGCGTCTGTTGTTATAGTTACCGTCTTCTCACTTCCGTCATTCAGATCAAACACAGACAGATCATTGTTATCTATAACGGATACAAATCTGTTCGTCTCGTCTCTGTCTATTACTTGTACGTGTGTGTTGTTTGATACTTTACTGGTAAACAACTTACTGATGTGACGGGTGTTCGGGCGTTTAACAAGTCCTTCAACAACAGTAGCCCAAGCATTTATCTGCTCGTCACACTGACCGGGATACCTAAGATTGTCTGGTTGTTGTGATACGCCCTGAGCTAGATTAGGTACGCTGTTAACTAATAACGGCATTATCTATCTAGCACTCGTAACACGCTGTAGTCGTCAAATATCGTCCTGTCTGCGTTCTCGGAGTCGCTGTCTATTGCTCTAGCTTTTGCTTCTATCTCGTCCCGTAATGCAAAGCCTTCTATCTCACGGCTACCAAGGAAACGATTAGCAAACACACGTGCAGCTTTAACGGTGATGTAGTGTCGGAACTGTTCAGGTATTTCCGTGAAGTCCAACTCAAAAGTAATGGAAGCTTTCACTTCTTTCGTCCATACATCCGTGTGATTCTTCCTATCGTATAAGGTTAGTCCACGCTGTACTGGATCACTATCTGTATAAATTTGTGGGTCTAAGTCTACACGTAACGTATTGCTAGGTAGTGTTATCTTAGATGTTGATGCGTCAGGGGTCAGGGTGTATTCGTGCTCGGTGTTAAAATGCCAACCCTCTGACTGAATGGCTCTGCTCATCTCGTCCAATGTGGACTCAGCTTGAACAACAGTAACTGGTACAGCTGTCCCTCCTAGTGTGTTGACGGGTGCTTCTCCGATGACGCTAATCATCGTGTTTACTGCGTTAAGTTTAGTTGTCAGAGCCATAGTAATAAAAGGTTCGGTAGAAGGGAGCGGAACGAATCACAGACCTCCCAACACCGAGAGAGTGGTTACTTCTGAAGTTCGATAGCACACTCAGGACGGAGAACTCCGTGACCCATAGCATACTTCGCAACAAAAAGTGTACCTTGACGTTCGATTTGGTACTCAGATTCAGTAGCCAAGTCGAGCAGTTTAACAGTTCCAACAGCAGCAGAATGAGAAACGATACCAAGCGTGTTAGTAAAGTTTCCGTTGTATCCTACTCCACTAGCACCGAACACGTCGTTAGCAGCTTCTCCGTCACCAGAGGAAACAGCAGACAAGTCAGTCGATGGGATGTGGTTGGATTTGTAGATTGTGATACCTGCGATTTGAGGGATCGATCCTGAAGCGATGCTTCCTACACCTCCGACGTCTTTGTTGACAGCAGAAGTAGAGATAGCCAACGCACCTGCACCACCAGTGATTAACTTGTAGTACTCTTGTGGACGAAGGACTGCGAAACGACCGTCACTAGGAACGTCATTTTCGTCAAGCTTCTGAGCAGCAGTGAAAAGAGCAGCTGTTAATTCTGCACCAGTTGGATCAGTGTTGTCAGCGTCGTCGCTTGAGTCAGCTATGTCACCCATTGCGTTAGCAGAAACGTCGAGGATACCGCCAGTCTTACCACCAGTTACGGCAGCAGCAGAACGAGCAGCAGCGATGAATACTTTAGCAAGAGCAGTATCGAAACGAACAGCAAGAGCTTTACCCAACTCGTTAGCGTAGACGCTGCGGATGTCGTAGTGGTTCTTTACGTCGTCGATGTTGCTTAAGAAAGTAGAAGCCAAAAGCATCTTGTCGATAGTGATGACTTTCTCAGCTTTCTTGATGTCGCTTAAGTAACTGTTTCCAGCGTCAGCGATGTTTTCACCGGGTGTGTGGTAAGCAGCAGAAGCGATTCCTGTTACAGGGAACTGAGCTGATTTACCGTTTTCGATTGTGCGGACAGTGTGAAGTGCTTTAAAGACGTTTGACTCTTCGAAGGTTTGCAGAATTTCTCCGCTAAACTTTTTAAGAAACAACGCATCTGCATCACCAGCACTATTAATTTGTCCAACACGTGAGGGGGATGTATCTCCATTAGCCATGATATATTTTCCTTATGTTGTATGTATTATAGTTGTAGTTATTGGTTGGTTGACTCTCACTTCGTTCGTTCACAGGATTATCTACCGCAGTAGGTCGAGGACTAATTGTCGTAATTGTCTATATAAATATGTTACCGATTACAATAACAGCAATAAATACACCAATTGTCAACACTAGTGCTTTCTCTAGTTTTGTTAACTCACGGTATAGCCGTCGTAATCTTTTAATTTGAAACGCCATTCTTTGCTTTCTTGTGAACGTACCTCGTATATATGATTGGTATGACATTCCACAATACTACTCCAATTAAACAGACTTTTAGCAAGCCATAAATTTCAGTCAGCATACTGTCAAAAAATCCGTTATCCATTGACTCATTTAGTTGATTATCAACAAGTTGCT